AAATAAAATAACCTAGGAGGGTTTAAAATGGAAAAAGCATTTGATAAGAAGGATTTAGTAGCGAAATTAGAAGCGAAGGGGTTGCCAGTTGTTGAGGGATTGGCAAAAGTAGTTGTTGAGAGCGTTCTTGACTGGTGTGTTGAGAGTGTTGTGATGAGTGAGAGTAAATATGATGATTTCGCAATGCCTGTGATTGTTGCACTAAAGCCATTCATTATGAAAGAACTTGATAAGATCGATGGGGTTATTCAAGCGTAATAATGACTCGACAAGAGTACATTGACCTTATAAAGAGCGCGTTCTTAACTGCTGGTAAAAAAGCCGTAATGGGTTATTTGGTGGATAAGATCGCGTTTTTTTCATTACCGATCGTGAATCCAATATTGAGCATGATCGTTGAGAAGATACTGACTATTTTAATTCAGAGTGCTGAGATGCTGGCATTTTTCACATACACTGACTTTAGGGTGGCAGCTCAGGGTAAAAGCTTTGAGGCGGCGGCTTTAAGGAATCATATAGCACAGCAAGGGGGATCGGATGACGAAAAGAGAGAAGCAGAAAAATTACTTATTGATAGTCTGCGCAGCTTTATTCGTATTGCTTCTTAGTAGTAGCGGATGTTTGAGTATTCCTAAGGTTCCGATATGCGCTGAGATAACGCCAGATAAGGGATACTGTGTAAACACAGTGAGTGATGAAGAGTTCTATATAGATGACACTCATTTATTTGAGGGTCGGACGTGGTGGGAATCAAAGCCATTTATGCTATATTTGCCAGCCAGCTCATGGGCCGCAATAAAGTCCTATATAATTAAATCATGTAAAAAATACGGTAATTGTGACAGTTCTGTAACGGATTGGCCTGACCAGCTCGAAAATATCGATAACTTAGTCAAAAAATAGCCTATAAACGTATCAATTTTATACACATATCAATATTTCTATTTACTTAAAGTATAACATATGTAATACTTATTATATGGAGGTGCCTATGAGTAAATGGAAAGAAATCGAGACAAAGCCAGGAGTAGCTGAAAAAATAGCTATTTTAAACGAGACGCCACGAGGTCCGTACTTCTTAATACCGCAGCATGAGGAGCAAAGCTTTTTAAAGAACTTCTATTCTATGAGCCACGTTTCTATTCCTACACTTGAGGTTAAGTTCGGACATGCCACGTACGCCATTGATATGATAACAGGAATGCCTATTAAGGTTGCTTACTACTATGACACATCAGATTGAAAGGGAAAAACATTTATGAAGCCAACAGCTGTAAGAATTAAAGAAGAGGATTTGGATAAACTTAAAGAGAGAGGGATTGATCTTGCAAGGCTCGTAAGATTTACGATCGACAAGGTTTTAAAGACAAAGACATGTCCAGTTTGTGGACATAAGCACGAAAAAGGCTCTGTTAAATGATCACACTTAAAGAACTCACAGTCGGGGAGAGTCTAGATAAGATACCAAGTTATCGCCTAGAGAATCTAATAGAGCTACACTACGCTATGAATCAAGTAAGATCAGAGTTCGATAAGACAATGATTATTACAAGTGGCTACCGAAGTCTAGAGACTCATGAGCGCATCTATAATAAGATCGGTAAAGATGCACCGATGGGGAGTTTGCATTTGTTAGGACTTGCGTGTGATGTATATGATCCTAATTCAGAGGTTCACGATTGGTGCAAAGATAACGAGAATTTTCTGAGATCAATAAGCGTTTTTCTAGAGAACCGACAAGGACCGTGGCAACACTTCCAAATTAGGGCATTCAAATCATATACTCCAGGTGGTACGATCTGGTTCAATCCATAATGCAGCAGTAACGAATAATAGCCATTAGTAGCGAATAATAAGTGGCAGTAACAATTCTTGATGTTTTATTTAAGTTAAAAGGTCTAGTTTTTTTAATTCACACTTTAATATAGTGTAAAATACCACTAATTATGAAGTGGATTTCAAGCCTAATGAAGCCTTATTCTAACTGTCTTTTTTTCGCTTTATACATGTGGTGGCGACACGGTGGGTATGTCATTGTTAGAAAGTCTAGAAATAGCAAATACTATCCGCATTTTATATACACGAAAAACTTTAAAAGATTTATCCACATTGGGGCAGTTGATGATTTAATTCCAGGTAAAGGTCACATGTTTGGATTTATGTTTAAGTGCTATTTAAGAATCGATAGTTTTAGATCCCCTGGGGAGATCAACTATAGGCTCTAGAGGAATTTCTTTTTTAACCTTCTTAATCTCCTCAACTACAAGGATTTCTCTTTTCTTTGCAATATACCGAACGGGCTTTTCAATGACCTTTACTTCTTTAATATCTTCCTTGGAAAACTTAGACTTAATGTGGGACCCATAACGGTGATTATTATTTGAGTGTTTCTTTTTTTCGATATAATAGAAATCAATCGATAGAGAGTATTCTTTATGGGTGAGTATGAGCCAATTGGCGAGCTTCTCGCTGATCTTAGCTTTCTTTCTTGCAACACTTGGGGACCAATCTTTCAGCTCTCGAAAGAATATCTCAAGCTTCTGATTCAAGCTTTGTTTTTCCTTAGGCGTCATCTATTTATGATATTATGAATTGTCTGAAATAGTATTGCTAAGAATATTATGATGTTCAAAGCAACGATTAGATTATTAGTTCTTTTTGTCAAAAGTCCCCCCTTATTTAGATCACTTCCAGTTCGTATTTACATTCTCACTAATCTTGGCAAAATCAATAGGTTCTCCTAATTCAATTGCTTTTTTAATCTTAGTTAAATCTGGCTCGGTCTTGATTCTGCAATACTCAATTGGAACGTCATTTGGATCGATTAGAAGCTCCACACGATGAGATTTTCTAAGTGATATGACATTACCAAGATCTCCATGCAGAGACTCACCAGAGGCTGTTATGACGGTTTTTGCGATATCGAGCATTCTGTCTTGAGTAGCGTTTAGTTTTTTAATATATTCATTAGCTTTTTTGATTTGATCTTTCACAAACGTCTTTTCGTTCTCCAATCGATCCAGGACACTGACATAGGCCGACACCTTGTTTTCTTTACTTAATAGAAGCTCTTTAAGAATGAGCTCTTGTTCTTCTGTGATCAGACCCTCATTGTCTTCGATGGACCTCATGATAGATCTAATTTCGTTTGATATGTTTATGAGCGTGCTCATTCTTTTCTCCGTCTTAGGCTTATCTTCTCTTGTGATAGGTACAAGCTCGACTTCAACTCCATTAAATAGTCCCTTTACAGAGTAGTTTTTTATACCTTCTTTGGGCATTGTAAATCCACTTTCTGGAAGATTTATAAAATCTTTTGTGCTGTGATCTTTTGATGTTGTTTCTTTCATTTTTGCTTCTCCAACTCAATAATTTTTCCAAAAGACTTTTCAAGCTCTACTTGAAGTCTAACGATCTCTTTTCGAAACTCCATATTACGCGCAACGATCTGACCACTTTGCCAGTTCAACTTTCGAATCTTTAGATAAAGAGCGAGTATTAAGACACTTGAGAATATGTGGATAAGTATGTTGAAAGTCAATTTTAAATCCTTCTGTAAAATTCAATTATTTTTAAAACGATATCTTTATTATGATAGAATTCTTTTTCATCCCATGTCTCTTTACAATCTTTTAATTCTAAAGTTTTAACTTCATCGAATGAAAAAGTACGACATCCCCAGATTACTTTTTTATCAAATATTGTTATAAAGTATTTTGTGTTTATTATTTGGATCGGAGTTTTTGTAAATCCATCCGCAGAGCGTAATTCCGCATAGCGTAAATTCGCATAGCGAAAATCCGCAGAGGTTAAATCCGCAGAGGTTAAATCCGCATAGGTTAAATCCGCATAGCGTAAATCCGCAGAGCGTAAATTCGCATAGGTTAAATCCGCATAGGTTAAATCCGCATAGGTTAAATCCGCATAGCGTAAATCCGCATAGCGTAAATCCGCAGAGCGTAAATTCGCATAGGTTAAATCCGCAGAGCGTAAATCCGAAGAGGTTAAATCCGCATAGGTTAAATTCGCAGAGGTTAAATTCGCAGAGGTTAAATCCGCATAGGTTAAATCCGCATAGGTTAAATCCGCATAGCGTAAATCCGCAGAGCGTAAATCCGCAGAGCGTAAATTCGCATAGGTTAAATCCGCATAGCGTAAATCCGCATAGCGTAAATCCGCATAGCGTAAATTCGCATAGGTTAAATCCGCATAGGTTAAATTAATCTTTTGCTTAATAGAAGTCTCGATTGCTACTTTGAAACTTTCGGTTTCAACTGAAAATATTAAATTATTTGTGAATCGGTGTTTAATATCAAATTTCACGACTGTCTTTTCTTTAACCATGAGGTTAATTCTTTTTTTTGAAATTTAATAAGCTTCCCGAGTCTATAGTGCGGTATCTCTCTATTAGAGCATAGCCTGTAGACGGTTTCTTTCGAGACGCCTAGGAACTTGCAGGCTTGCTTGAGATCTATGAATTTCTCTGGCTCTGTCATTTTAAATCCTTTATTTATAAGCTGTCATTGGTCTGAACCCTTTAATACTGCATGATTTTAAATGTTGTGACATCGGTTCAATTAAAACATAATTTTTATTTATAATTATAGCTATCAAGTCATCGTTTCTTCTTTCTCCATGAATAGCCTCGACAGACAGGGCATTTGTTTTGTTGTTTATTTTAAGTTTTTTAACTTCAACGCTTAGTGGCTTATTGCTTCCTTTTTGAACAACGCAATCAACTCCATTTGCATTAGGCTTATCGTTCCAATAAATTATTTTAAACCCCAAAACATCGAATGCATTTTCTATTATTTCTTTTTGTTTCAATGCTTTCTCCCATTCCAGATTCTGTTAAAAACTTCTCGCATTATTGCCTGGTTCATCTTATTCCTCACTTTCAATTAAGTATTTCAAAGCCTCTATCTGTCGGTTTCTTTCAGTATCAGCAGCATAAGAAGCATCATCAGCATAAGAAGCAGCATAAGCAGCATAAGCACCATGATGCGCAGCAACAGCATCATCAGCATAAGCAGCATAAGCAGCAGCATAAGAAGCAGCAGCATGATGAGCAGCATAAGCACCATGATGCGCAGCAACAGCATCATCAGCAGCATGATTAGTAACATAAGAAGCATAATTGGCATAAGAAGCAGCATAAGAAGCAGCAGCAGCAGAAAAAGCACAATCAATTGCGAATACTTCTACTGTATGTCTAGGTAGTAGTCTTAAAGCCACCCATAACTTATCTGAATGAGTTATGTTTTCTAAGTCTAAGAATTCTAAAATAGTTCCATTAAAGTCATTATAGTGCTCAATCCAAATATCAAACCGATCATTACAAGGATTAAGGGTCTTAATAATTTCTGTGGTTATTTTTATGTTTTTCATCTTACTCATTTCAAGTTTCCAGGATCGTTGCTCTCAAAATACGCTCTCACAACACCTAAGCTTATCCGTGGGACTTCAATTAAGATCTTCGCACCAGAGACATGAAAGATGACTTTCTTAATCTCATCGTCTGGGTAACCCTTCGCCCTAGCAATCGCATACAATTCAGCTATGTCCTCTTTTAAAGCGAACTTAGTGTAAGGCTTAGTGATTGCCTCTCTCGCAGCCTTATCTGTCTGTGGCGCATAATTAGGTCGCGTCTTCTCTCTGTGAGGTTCTTGGGCTTTCTCAGCATCGTCGTCCGTCTGAAATACGCCAACGATGGCAGCTAGTGAGTAGCGTCTAGCGTAGGATGTAGCGGAGCCAACCGCCTGAGGGCTCTTATCCTTAGGATTTAAAACGTATGTGCCAGAGATATATTGCCCTGACTCATGCCCTAGCATTGTGATTAGATTATCACCGTCCACGATCTGGGAGACTGCAAGGCCGTTCTTAGCCAGTGGTTCTCTGATGGCAGACCATACGCTTTCAAGATCAGCATACTTTGATTTAAAGAATGGATTATTAGAATCCGCCTTAGCGCCATGGATCTCACTCTGTGCTTTCGATAAAGCTTTAAATAACTCGTTTAATTCGCCGCTCTTTTCCATTACATCTCCATTCGTGTTTTGTAGTATCTAGTAGTCTAATTAATTACAAAAGTAAACAGAAATATATTGTGCAGTTACGCTTTGTTTAAAGAATGTAACATAATAATATTCTTAAAAACGAAGTTACGCAGAACGCAATTGTAAATAATACTTCACTTTAAGGGATTTGCATTTTAAGGTTTTGATTACTTATTGAAGAAAAAGAGTGCGGGGAAGATGATCCACCCCGCAACGAATGAAACGACCTGGGTAAAACCTATCATTCGTGTCACGGTTCAGACAACTCTTTTTTTTAAATAACTAATAATTTAACAAAAAGGAGACACAAAATGTTGTCATATAACTTCACGCGTTCAGGTCAATTAACTTCAAAAGAATTTCACTTCTTAGCAATCGTTGATTCGTTTTCAGGTGAGTCTCATTTAAAGTTAAAGGATTATGCTGAAATAATGAACACGTCGATTAGGACTTTAAAAAGGGTTCTCAGGTCACTTAAAGAAAAGGGGTTTATAAAGGTCAGATATGGGCTTTATAAATCACTTCATTTAGCGGTCGAAACAGTTTCGAACATCCTATGGAAGCCAAATGAGAAAAAGTCAAAAGGGCCAAAATCGTCCATCAAAAGGGCCAAAGATGTCCCTTCCAATACTAGAGAAAATAAAGAAATAAATAAGGGGGTTAGATACCCCATTTTTAAGGAAGAAAGGACTGAAGTGAGCTCTGAAATGCCAAAAGACATTCAAAATATGCTTTCGGCACTTAAAGAAAAACTACGTATCTAATATAATTGACAGCTTCGCCATTAAATTAAAAGATCATCTCAGGGGGAATCGAATGGCTACTCTAAGAAAGATCATCTCAGGGCGTAAATCAAAAGCGAATGGGGATCGCTTCGAGTATGAGCTTTACAAGGCAGCACTTGAGCAAGGATTCGCTGCTATAAAGATACCATCCGGTTGCAGAAGTCTGGGTGTTAATAAGCTGATCCGTGTGCAGACTCCGTTTGATTTCATATTCACTAAAGACTCTAAGGTGATCGTGGCAGATGCGAAAACCACATCAGCTAACACGTTCTCGAAATCGCAAATCACACTTCATCAACTCCATGCGTTACTTGATCAGGAGCGACATGGAATAATGGCCGGATACATCGTTAAGTTTCAAAGAACGGAACGAGTTATATTCTACAATGCCTCTCAGCTTCACACAGTTAATCAAGGTGAGGGTTTAAATCAAAACGAGGGTGTTGATATAGGTTCGGTGAAAAAACTCAACCTTGGGCTTATCTTGTGAAAAATAGAGAGTACGAGATAAAAATTGAAAAAGACCTGTACATTATCGACATCGGTCATGATGTGATCGATATCGGAGAATTGACTAGATACGATTGGTCTTTAATTAAAGAACTGGCTAAAGAAGCACTTCGAGTAAATGCCACATCTGAGGTACTAAAGGCGTACATCATTGCATTTGTCGTCTACATTGCACAGCGTGCTGAAATGGCCGAGCCTTTTGATCCGACGATTGACAAGATCAATTGAATTGAATAACGTCTGTCATACAACATACACATTGGGGGAATTAAATGGCTAAGAAATCTACTAAGAAGACATCTAAGAAAACGACTAAGAAGGGTTGCTAACTGTGGAAAATAAGGTACTTACAGAAGAGGAATCGAAAAATCTCGAGAATTTAAAGCTTGTCCAATACGCACTTGCCGATGCTCATTTTAAATTGACAACCCGTGTGCAATATCTTCCAGAGGAATTCGATCAGGCCATGCGTACGATCGGGGTGCTGGTATCGTTTCACACAGACATCACTAAGAAAGTGGAAGAGATCGAGCCGCCTAAGCCTAAGGACGAGGAGCCTCCACAGAAGCCCTACATCATGGACGTTAATTTGAAGGTTCCAGATGGCAAAGCCTAAACAGCCTATTAAGATCGAGATCGAAGAGGTCGCTGCGACTAATGAGAAAATGATCAAGGTCATATCTCTATTCACTGAAGAATCATCCTACGGGCTTAGCGTCTATGAATTACCAGAATCAATCTTCCGCAAAGAGGCTAAGCTCGTTAAAAAATACGATGCTGATATTTTCCCCATATTCTCAAACGTACTATCGAAAGTCGCCCGTGGACTCTTCGGTCTTTAAAAAAGGTCTAGTCTTGGCGCTTGACGTAATATTTCCCTTTACAATCCTAATTGCTTTGGTGAAGCTATCTATGTCGACGCTCACTATACCTGATGGATTGGGAATATTTGTTATACTCACCGTCTCACTGGCCGCTAGAGTTGTAGACTTTAAATATCCAAAGCGGCCAGATCTTTACGCTGATATGCTCAAAGCTCAAATGGATCTAGAAGACTTAAAAACAAAACTTGAAAACCTAAACTTCGATGTGACTGGACTTAAGTTTGGCCTTAAACACAAAAACTAGAAATCTTCAAGAGAACCTCGATTACTGGATTATGATCAATATCGCAGATGATATCGTCACACTCAAAGATCAACGGAAAGAATACGCCCATCTCGTCGAGCTTGCTAAAGAAAGATCTGTGAAACATAATAATATACCAAGGTGGGTGAATTGGTATTTGAAACAGGAACTGAAGAGATTCGCACCTTTAACTAAAACATTTTGGAAATTACTTTAACTAAACAACATACCAAAGGCTTTAAATAATGTCTGAAATTAAACTACATTCCGGGGAAATAAAAATAGTTAGCGTTAAGTCTTTGAATACAAGGCCGGGCAATAGGAATCACCATCCACAAGATCAATTAAATAGGCTCGCAGAAATTTATAAGTACCAAGGATTTAGGAACCCCATCATCATAAGCAATCAAAGCGGTCAAATTGTTTGCGGAAATGGAAGACTTCTCGCCGCCATTCGCGCAGGTCTAAAAGAAGTCCCTGTTATTTATCAAGACTATGATTCGAGCGAGCAAGAATATGCCCATCATGTTGCTGATAACGCAGTAGCTCTGTGGGCTGATCTAGACTTATCGGCTATTAATTCAGACCTCCCACAGCTGGGGCCTGATTTCGATATCGATGCATTGGGGATTAAGGATTTTACTCTAGACATGGGTGAAAAAGAATTCGATCCAGGAGCTTTGGATAAAGAAAAAGAAGTTAAGGTATGCTCTAACTGCGGAGAACCGATTTGATATTAAAACGAGGGGGATCTAAATTATATGGACTTCCATATCATGGATCTAAATCCAAGATAATCGAAAAGATTGCCAGATTCTTTCCTAATGCTGATCATTTCTATGATCTCTTTGGAGGTGGCTTTTCAGTCAGTCAATACATGGTTGAGAATAGATCAAAATCTTATAAGTATTTTCATTACAACGAGCTTCGAAGCGGCATGTGTGAATTAATTCAAGATGCGATTGATGGGAAGTATAGCTTTGCAAATGGCTACAAGCCTGAATGGATAAGTCGTGAGAAATTCTTTACTGAAAAAGAAACGAATGCTTATATTAAAATAATTTGGTCTTTCGGTAATAATGGTGAAACTTACATTTTCGGTAAAGAAATTGAACAACAAAAACGCAGTATGCACATGGCTGTGGTATTTAATGAATTCGATGATTATATCAAGAACACTTTTAATATAGATAAATGGCCTAATGATCTATCGATTACAGCAAAGAGACTTTATTTAACTAAGCACTTAATTCGAAAGAATAGAAATGATCTGCAGCAACTGGAGCGACTGGAGCAACTGCAGCAACTGCAGCAACTGGAGCGACTGGAGCAACTGCAGCAACTGGAGCGATCAAAGATTACACTCACAAATCTTGATTACAGAAGTGTTGAGATAAAACAAAACTCAGTTATCTATTGTGACATTCCTTATAAAGGAACAGAAGACTACGGTAATTCATTCATTCACAAAGAGTTTTTTGACTGGGCAGATCGGCAAGAAAACCCTTTGTTTATTTCAGAATACAAAGTTGACGATGATAGGTTTTATTTGCTTAAAGAAATTAATCATAGGTCAACAATTTCATCATTCGTCAATAACGCAGTCACTGAAAGACTCTATGGAAATAAGACAGCTTATGATATTATTCAGAAGCATTTAAATAAATGACATGATGCGATAGAATGCGACAGAGGTGATACATCGCTAGAGGTAAAAAGACCGGTGGGCGTAACTTTCCACTAGGACATAAATTCGGAAAAGGAAGTCCTAAGATCCCAGTGGAGCTCCTAGAGGCGAAGCGTTTAAATAGAATCGACGCCGAGATAGCTATCAATAAATTCATATCAATGAGCTTCGATGATCTAAAGATTTTCGTAAACGATCCCTCACACTCAGTGCATGAGCTTCTAATTGCCAGAATCCTTGTAGAGGCCATTCGCACCGGAGATCACATGAAACTTGAATGGGTTTACTACAGACTCTTCGGGAAAATTAAAGAAGTCGTGAGTGTTGAAGGACAGGTCAGTAAAGAAGAGATACTTAAGAAGTGGGCTAACATTGATCCTAAAGAACATATTGCGCTATTAAAGGCTCCAATTAAGGATGTGACGTGAATGACAAGGAGTCGCTTGAATTCACACTATGGGCCGCATGGAACCTTAATCGTATCGATTACCTGCTTCATCCTGGACAAGACGTCATCAATGAAGCTTATCAGAAAGTAGAAAATAAGCTCTTCGTAGCAAATTGCGCTAGACGCTTCGGAAAGACCTTCTGGATCGCCGTCATATCTTTAAAAGTAGCAAGGTCAAAACCACTGGCGCGCGTTAAAATAGCATCTGCATTCCTTAAAGATGTCGAAGAGTACATCGTACCCACGTTTGATATCGTGATGGAATCCATGCCGGATGATATTAGACCGATCTATCTAGAATCGAAAAAGAAATACGTCTTCGATAACGGCTCTGAGATTCAAATAGTGGGCCTTGATAGATCCCCGAATGGTGGCCGAGGGAATTACTGTGACCTTTACATATTCGATGAGGCGGGATTCATTAAGAACCTAAGCTACATCTACTCCTCTATCGTGGTCCCAATGACCATGTATCGTGAAGGTGCCAGGGTGATCATGATCTCAACTCCTCCAAAGACTCCTGATCATGACTTCATTGATTTCATCATTAAGGCTAAGCGTGAGAATGCTTATGTTGAGCTTGATATATTTAAAAACCCAATGGTGACTAAAGAAATAGCCGATGAATATAAGCGTGAATGTCTGACAGAGACCGATTGGCTCAGGGAATACATGTGTCAGATCGTCACTGATAAAACTAGCGCAATAATCCCAGAAATGAGTAATCTTAATTACACAAGGATTTCCAAAGATGAGAATTATTCAAAATACCATAAGTATGTCTCCATGGACTTAGGTGTCAGAGATTTAAACGTCACTTTATTTGCTTACTATGATTTTCTAAGAGCTAAGCTTGTGATTGAGCGAGAGCATGTGATGAGTGGACCTGAAATGACCACGCCAAAGCTCCATGCTGAGATCTCTAGCATCGAAAAAGAGCTGTGGAATGGAGAAACTCCTTACAAGCGCGTTGCGGACAATAACAACCCGCTTCTATTACTAGACCTTGGTAGTATTCATGGCATGTTCTTTCACTCAACCTCAAAAGATTCCCTTCATGCCATGGTCAACAACCTAAGAGTCTGGATCGCTAACAATAGAATAGAGATAGATGAGTCTTGCAAATTCTTAATTGACTCACTAAACTTTGGTGTGTGGAATGATCAGCGAACAGAATTTGCTAGGAGTAAAAGCTTGGGCCACTACGACGCCATTGCATCAATCATGTACCTAGTTCGTAACGTCGATGAACAAACCAATCCGGTAAAACAAAATCTAAAGTTTAATGAAGTAAACCTGGACGCAGAAGAGGATTACGCAGAATATAAAAAGCTAGTGCCATTTAAAAGGGGAATCTAACAATGAGTGACATCTATTGGGCCGCAGATACAGAGAAGATAGCAGATAACATTATTAAAAGAGTCGATGCTCAAAAGAAGTACCTAGAAACTTCAGGTATTCTTTCAGAGCTTAGAAAGTCCTATCGTGAATACTACGGGAATTCATACGTAGAAAACGTTGACCAAAGCATAAAAGCTATGCACATCAACCACTATGCAAATCTTAATAGACACATGTTGTCAATGATCACAGCAAGTCGTCCGTCCTGGGAACCTCGAGCTACGAATTCAGATCTAGAGTCTCAATCGACCACCACTCTTGCCAGTGGGCTTTTAGATTACTACTTAAGAGAAGAGCACATTGAAAATAAGCTGATATCTAGAGTTGAGATGAGTCTATTTCTTAGAGAAGGGTGGATTTCAATCGACTGGAATGCTACCGGAGGTAAGATCTACGGACAAAACCCAGAATCAGGTGATCCCATCTTTGAAGGTGACGTAGAAGTTAACACTCACACACTTCTTGATATAACACGTGATTTTAAGCGTCGCAGCATGGATCATCAGTGGTACATCGTTAGAAAATTCAAGAACAAGTATGATTTAGCAGCTAAATATCCTGAGATGAGAGACAAGATCTTAGCTCTGGATCCGGACAATAGATTTGATATTCGATATGAATTAAACGGTAAAAACTATGCCGGAAGCTTCGTTGAGCAAGATTCAGACATGGTGCCAACATATACGCTTTATCATGATAAATCTGATGCGATGCCGCAAGGTAGATTAACTGAGATTTGCAGTCATGACGTAACTCTGTTCGATGGGCCACTTCCCTATAAGCGTCCTTATGTGATCTGCATCACTGGATCTCAATACTTTGAGAATTCCTTTGGTCACAGCCCTATGATGGATCTACTTCCTATTCAAGATGTGTTTAATATGACCGTCAGTGCGATTCTAACTAACCAAGCGGCTAACGCTGTTCAGAACTTTCAAGCGCCTCGTGGTGCCGCTCCTAAGGTCACAGAAGTAATGGATGGAATGAACCTTTGGGAATACGATCCCAAGGCTGGTAAAGTGGAATCAATGGATCTTTTACGCACAGCTCCAGAAGTATTTAACTTCGCAACATTCCTACAAGGACAGCAAGAATTGATCTCCGGGCTTTCTCAGATATCACGCGGAAATGCTCCAGCAACAATGTCAGGGACCGCCATGGCCTTACTTCAGCAGCAAGCCATTCAATTCTCAAGTGCCCTTCAGTTAAGCTACACGCTTGCGATCGAGCAATTAGGCACGGCCCTCATTGAGCTTTTACAAACATTCGCAGTCGTTCCACGTATCGCTCAGATCTCTGGAAAGATGAATAAATCAATGGTTAAAGAATTCGTCGGTAAAGACCTCGATGGAATAACTAAAGTCGTAGTCGATTCAGCTAATCCATTAACTAAGACCTCAGCTGGCCGTGTTGAGATAGCCAATCAATTGCTACAAACTCCAGGGATGATCGCAACTCCTGAGCAATACTTAGGAGTTCTTACTACAGGAAACCTCACTCCGCTTTATGAAAGCGACAACACTCAGCGGTTGTTAATTAAAGAAGAGAATGAACTTCTAATGGAAGGAAAACCTGTTAGTGCGATCATGTATGACGATCATAAAGTCCATATAAGAGAGCATAAAAGCGTTTCCAGCACAGCAGATGCAAGACAAAGCCCAGAGGTTTTAAAAGTGCTATTCGATCATGTTCAAGAGCACGAGGATCTGGCAGCTAAAATGCCACCTCAGCTTGCAGCCTTATTAGGATATGAAAGCTTTTTTGTCCCGCCTCCACAAGCTCCTCAAGCGCCTCCTCCACCTCCACAAGCTCCACAAGGTCAAGGCCCAGCTCCAGTGATGGATAACCAAAACCCGATCACTCAACAAGCCGAGCAAACAAGTTTACCGAACCCAGCTCAACAACCACAAATGCCACAAATTTAAACAGAAAGGTTTAACTAATGTCAGAAGATACGTCATCAATGGAATCATCAGAGGTAGAAACAACTAGCGAAGCGCCACAGGACGCAGTGGTGAATGAGGTCAAAGAGCCAACACCTTCTCAGCTTAGAAAATTCAAGCTGAAAGTAGACGGTGAAGAGTTTGAAGAGGAAATAGATCTAAATGATGAGACAGCTATAACTACAAAGCTTCAATTAGCCGCAGCTGCGAAAAAGAGAATGACAGAGGCCGTGGATCAAAAGCGTAAAGCCTTTGAAATCATTAAGGCCTTTGAAGATAACCCAGAGTCCATGCTTCAACGACTTGGACCTAAAGGCCGAGATATCGCAGAGAAATTTCTATTAGAGCAAATCAAGGATGAGATGATGAGCCCTGAGGAAAAAGAAATACTCGAGCTCAGGGAATTTAAAAAGAAGCACACCGAGGAATTAGAAAAGAAAAAGCAAATGGAAGAGATGACGGCTAGAGAAAAGCAAGAGTATCAAATAGCTCAAGACTTTCAAACCACCATCATCAGTGCTCTAGAAAAGACCGGACTTCCAAAAAGCCCAGAACTGGTCAAGCGTACAGCTTATCTATTAAAACGTAACCTGGACCTAGGACTAGATTTAAATGCTGAGCAATTAGCCGCTGAAGTGAAGCTTGAAACGATTGGATACCTGAAATCAATTATCGGTGATAGTGACGGAGAAGCTTTAATCAACATGTTCGGTAAAGATATTGCTAAAAAAATACGCACGCATGATATAAAGGGACTTCAGGAAAAGCAAAGCCAAGTGTTTCAACGACAACCTAAAGCCACAAACTCACAAGTTGAGCGCAAAGATTCTAGACCAATGTCCTTAGATGAATGGAAAGAAGAAGCTCGCCGAAGGGCTATGGAATAATTTAGTTGCAATTTAATTAGTATAAGTTCTACAATTCAAGTCATAGCTACTTTTATCTGTAATCCCAATACCAGGGAGAGCGAAAGTAGCAAAGTTCAATAGAAGAAACTAGTCTCAATACCAGAGATGAAATCACGCAAGAATTAAAATAAAAATACAAATATTAATGAGTTAACGCTCAAGGAGTTCTATTATGGCACAACAGAATACGGTTTCCACGCTTGATGGACTGTTTGGATTGTAATCTGAGAACAGTTGAGGTAAACCCCTCCGAGTATTGACTCGAAAAGATTGTGAATTGCTGGAACCCGAAACGTAAAGACGTCGGCAATCAGCAGGAAAGCCCTGAAATATGGGAATCTCCAACGACTAGACATTTTATATTCATTCTTGATGCCATAGGCTGTTAGAAGGTGACAATGACAAGGAAAGATAAACGTTCAATGCTCTTATCTTTAGTAATAGGCGACGGGTGTCTGCATTATCTTAAGAGGCAAAATAATAGAATATATGGCTCTATGACAATTGCACACAGCACACATCAGGCCGATTACATTGCTTGGAAGGCCAATCTTGTTGGCTCAATTCTAGGTAGAGATATCAACCTTAGAAAATTAGACAACAGTAGTGGTTTTCTAAGCAAGAATCCGCAAGGGGCAATTCAGTTTTCAGCTTGTTGGATAAGATTTAAAGCATGGCGAAAGTTTATATACCCAAATGGGAAAAAGGATAAGTCTAAGATCTTAAGATTTATTAATAATCCGGAATTTCTTATGTCTGTTTGGCTCATGGACGACGGATATGTCGAGGGCAAAATAGACAAGAAATACAACAAATGCCATAGTGCAAGTTTGAGGATTTTTATATGTGATCAACGAAATGAATCATGTATTGAAATTCAAAAATGGATTAAAGATAAGTTTGGATTTGAAACAGTTCTCAAGATGCAAAAGTCAAATGAGAAAGAGTATCCTTTTTTAAAGATTAACGCTAAAGATAGCTTAATACTTTGGGAGAAAATAAGAGAGTTTGTTCTGCAATTTAAAAGCATGCAGCACAAGTTTAGGTTCCTTGAAATTCGTTACAAATATAAGAAGTCACTAGCGCAATCACCTGAGAAGGTATGATATAGTCTGTACCAAGCGATAAGTTTGGAATTATACGAAAACGATTTATGGCGAGGGTCCAATTAAAGCAGTTCCAGAGATTGCTTACTTACAAAAAAATGTTCCTTTTAAATCAGCCGAGAAGATCGGTAAGTCTTTCAACTTCCCAATGATCTTATCGCAAGAAAATGGAGTTACTTACTTGGCCGCAGGGGCAGGTGTTTCTACTCTTAACGCTTCAATTGCTGCTACTTTGAAAGAAGCTACAGTAAATGCTAACCAAATCATCGTTCGCGGTCAGATGGACTACGAGGCGGCCAGCAAGGCGGTCAAATCTAAAGAATCATTCATGAATGCATCTGAATTGTTGGTTGAAAATCTAATGGAGACTGCTGCTAAGCGATTAGAAGCATCTTTCATCTATGGTCAATCATCTACTGGTATCCTAGGAATCGACTCTTCTTCTAACACAAGCACTACTGTTACAGTATTGACTTGCTTGGCAGCTCAGTGGAATCCTGGAGTAGTTGCTGGAGCTGAGGGGACTCGTGTTCAATTCTGGGTTGCGTCTTCTGGAGCTGCTGCCGCTACAACAAACGATTTCACAATCACAGCAGTTGATTTCACAAATAAAAAGATCACTGTTTCAGGAACTGCTACAACTGGTATCGGTGAGCTTGATACTTCTTTAGGAAGTGCCGATTGTTTCATGACTTATTATGGAGCAAAAACCGGAACTAGCACATGGGCTGAGCCTGTTGGTCTTGATAAGATCATCACTAATAGTGGATCTCTATTTGGAATCGACGCTTCTGTTTACTCAATGTATTCTGGTTCTTCTTACTCTGCCGGATCTGCTGCTTTGACCGTAGCTAAGATCTTAAATGCTGCTGGTCTTGCTGTAGCTAAAGGTGGATTGATGGAAGAGGCAGATGTATTTTTGTCTCCACGTACTTTTGCCAACCTTTCTGGATCAATGACTGATCTTCGCCGCCAAAACGGTGGTCAGAATGAAAAGACTGGAATCGGTGGATTTGAGAATATTGTATTGATGGGACCTAATGGAAAGCTAAATATCGTAGCTCACGCTATGATTAAAGAAGGTGAATCTTTCATAGTTCCATTGAAACGAGTTAAGCGAATTGGTTCTCAAGAGTTTTCTTTCGAGACTCCAGGGCGCTCAGGCGAATTGTTCCTACACGTTCCTGATGCAAATGCGTATGAACTTCGTTTGTACGGAGCACAACAATTGGTTGTCACAACTCCAGCAAAATGTGTGAAAATAACATCTATCACTAATTCTTGACCATGACTTAGGTATTGACCAAACACTTGTGGCCGTATATTAGCCTTATAAAAAGGAGAATATATGGCCACAATTTACAAGATAACGAACTTATTAAATGGAAAGTTTTATATAGGCGCAACCTCAAAGAATATAGGGTACAGAATGGGATTACACAAACACTCAGCATTTAAGCTAAACTCTGGTTCAGAGTTTTATAGTGCTATAAGAGAGTTTGGTTGGATTAATTTTGCTATTTCTGAGATAGAAACTTGTAGAAAAAAACAAATGTTCAAAAGAGAGGCTTTTTGGATTTCTAGTTTAAACTCCATGTGGCCTAATGGTTACAATACAGAATCATCACACTTAAGTGGTGCTGTACAATCTGACATAGTTAAAGATAAAAAATCTATTGCACAACTTGAAAGATTTAAAGATCCAAGACAAAGAAAAAAACACTCTATCTCTCTTAAGAAAATGTTTAAAAACCCTGAGATTAAAGAGAATCATAGATTAGGATTAGTCAACTCATGGACAGACGAGCGAAGGGCTGAATACTCAGAAAAAGCAAAACAAAATGTAAATTTAATTAATTCAAAAGGCCAGGAAAAGGCGGTAGAGAAAAGAAGAATAAAAGTCCAACTCTTCAATACAGAGACAAACGAAGTTGAAACTTTTAAATCTCTAACAGATTGTGCTAGTCAAAAACAATGGAGTATTGCTTCTATTTCTAAGCAATTAAAAAATGGTGGATTCTTATTTAAAAAGTATCTTGTAAAGCTTGAGTCAGATGAAACAACTTTCGACGAAATGTTAATCAATGCTTACGCTAAAAAAGAAGAGACCGTAGAAAAGATGAGTCGCGCTAAGATTGGAAAGCGCCCCTGGAATTATGGGATAACATGTGAGCCATTATCAGAAGAAACAAAAAGTAAATTAAGAAAAGCTCAAGGAAAGAAAGTAGTCTGTATAAATGATGGACTAGTTTTCGAATCAACACAAATGGCAGCTAAGTATTACGGACTCTATGATGGATCTTCAGTGTCAAGGGTATGTCGTGGACTTCTGAAAAGCTGCAAAGGACTTGTTTTTAAATACAATGAATAAGGGGAAAATCATATGTCAACTTCAGTAACATACAATGGTACAACCTACTCAGTCCCCGCAGAAGGCGATGACGGATGGGGATCATCACTTAGTTCTTACCTCATAGCCCTTGCAACAGGATCACTTCAGAAATCAGGTGGTGCATTCACACTCACGGCAGATGCTAACTTTGGAGCCACCTACGGACTTAAAGCTGCTTACTTAAAATCACAAGCTACAAACCCATCATCGGCAGGTATCATCAGACTCGGGAATAATGAGTCAATCGGATTTCGAAACGCCGCTAATAGTGCGGATCTTTTACTTAAAGCAAATACTTCAGACGTATTAGAATTCAATAGTCAAACAGTTGCCATTCTTGCTTCATCAGCTCTTACAGCATCAAGAGTGTTAGTTAGTGATGTGTCTGGTTTAGTTAGTGCTTCAAGTATTACAGCCACAGTTCTTTCTTACTTAGACGCAACAAGTTCAATTCAAACTCAAATTAACGCAAGAGCATTAGATAGTGACCTTTATAATCATGTTCATGACATTTCAGACGCACATGCCGCTTCTGCCATAGGAAACACACCATCAGGCAATCTTTCATCCACCACAGTCCAGAATGCTTTAAATGAGCTTCAATCAGACATAGACACAAGAGTGGTGGCAAGTTCCGCTGCTATCACATCAGCTTTAACAATGGATGAAGTAGCAGCTCCATCAACTCCAGCAAGTGGTAAGTTCGCAATCTATCCAAAAAGTGATGGAAAATTATATACCAAAAACGATGCTGGTACAGAGACAGAAGTCGGTGCTGGTGGATCTTCAGGAATCAATTACATCGATAATCCAGACGCAGAAAGTGATACAACTGGATATGCAGCTTATGCGGATGCCGCTGCTACAAGTCCAGTGGATGGAACAGGCGGTTCACCCACAGTTACCATCACTCGTTCAACATCCTCTCCTCTCAGAGGTGTTGGTTCATTCGTAATCACTAAAGATGCAGCCAATAGACAGGGTGAGGGCGTAAGCTATGACTTCACTATCGATGCTGCTGATAAATACAAAGTCCTTCAAGGTTCATTTGATTATGCAATTGGTAGTGGAACTTATGCTGATGATGACATGTCAGTATGGATTTATGACGTTACAAACGCTAAATTAATTCAACCAGCTCCTTACTTATTAAAGAATCACTCATTACCAAGTGAGAGAATGCCTTTTGAATTTCAATGCTCAGACTCAACTTCTTATCGATTAATCGTTCATGTCGGTAGCACAAGTGCATCAGCGTACACAGTTAAGTTTGATAATGTTGTAGTTGGCCCTCAAGCAAAGCTTTACGGCAGTGCTGTTACTGACTGGGTTAGTTATACACCTACTGGTTCATGGACATCTAACACAACATATACTGGATTTAAGCGAAGGGTTGGTGATAATCAAGAATACAGTATACAAATTGCTACGTCTGGTGCTCCTACTGCATCGCCCTTAACTATTAATCTAACAGAGACAGTTGACACAAGTAAGATAGCTAATCTTATAGCAACAGCTCAAGTATTAGGCTCCGCTAATTTTCTTGATGCTGGTATAGCTCTATATAATGGTGTTGTCGCATATAATACTTCTACGTCCGTAATCCTTATTCCTACTGCGACATTCTCAGGTTCTAATCCTGTAGGTATTTCATCTGGTTCTGCAGCCTCTAACACAAATCCCTTCGTTTTTGGCGCAAATGACAAAATTATAGCCAACTTTTCAGTACCAATCCAAGGTTGGTCATCCTCTCAAATCATGTCGAGCGATGCTAATACTAATGTTATTGCTTTCTCTGGTAATGGCGCAACTAGCTCAGCAGTAGGATCGAATACCGATATTAAGTTTGCTACAATCTCTACAGACAAAACAGGAAGCTATAACGCCTCAACAGGTGAATGGGAAGTATTAACACCTGGTTATTATGTAGTTACAGCCGGAGCTAGGGTTACAGGATCACCTTCGGTTGGACAATATTTAGATTCAATTATAAATGTTGATGGATCGCCCAAAAGAGAGTTTTTAAAATATGTTGAAAATGCTTCTGTCGGTGGTTACTCGGCATCTGTCTCTTACGCTGCTGACTTTACTGCTGGACAGAAGATTAAATTGGTTGTTGATACAAATATTACAACTCCGACATTAACAACTGGATCAACTCATACATATATGCAGATAGCTAAATCATCAGGACCCGCCCAAATCATGGCTAGTGAGAGTGTGAGTGCTAGTTATAGAATATCCACTGATAAAACTCCATCAGTAAGTAGTCCAATAGATTTTGATACCAAGATATTTGATTCACGTAATGCTGTTACTACTGGAAGCTCTTGGAAGTTTACGGCGCCAACGGGCGGGACATACC